AGATCCTTATGCTGCAAGCCACCGCCGACCGTATCGGATATGGTCAAGGCAAGAGCGGCACCGGGTTTCTCCAGATTTACCGTAACCTACTAGACCCGTCCACAAAGAAAATGGCGTATTTCCAAGATCAGTTAGGAATCTCTGGAACGTATATCAACAAGCAGGGCGTTTTTGATCCCGAAGGTTTATTTAATCACCTACACACGCTTTACGCGCAAGCTCTAAAACAAGGCAAAGGACGCGAGTTCGACGAGGCTCTAAATTCATCGTTCTCGTCAAATGCCGGTCTTATCGCTGGCGTCATGTCCTCAAACGCCGGCCGTACTCAGTACGAAAACGTCAAGCAGACCATGGCTCGCGTTCACGATCTCCCGCTAGCTCAAGCGCAACTGATGGCAACGCTCAACCATCAAACGCAGTTGTTGACGTCAAATTTTCACACGCTTGTCACGATGATTGCAAAGCCATGGATGGCGAACTTCACGGCAGCGGTTGGAAAGGCAGCTGATGCCTTGGGCCATTTCGCGCAATACATGGCAGATCACCCCACGGTGGCGAAAGCAACGGGCGGTGTGATGATGGCGATCGGTATTGCTGGCGCGGCGTTAGCTGTTGCCAAGTTCGGCCGATTCTTCGGCGTATCCGAACACCTCGGGAAATTGGGTCACATTTTCCTTGGCGGTCACCGATCTGCCAGTGCTGGCAAAGTCGGCGGGATGGGCAAGTTCATTCGCAATGCTTTCTCATTCAGTGAAACCGGAGAAGCCGCAAAGGGGCTCGGGAAATTTTTTGTTCGGATGTTCAAGTGGACTGGGCCGTCTGTTCCTGGCTTCGGAGCGGATATGGCCAAAGGCATGCGAGGTATCCCCGGCGTCCGACTCCTTGAGAGCGTCGTGGAGCATCTTGGGGCAGTCGGCAAGGTCGCGGCATTCGCCGTCAAGTTCGTAGCGACTCACATCGGCTGGCTCGGCGGAATTGTGGGTCGTCTTGGCCTCAAGGCAATCCCGGTTGTCGGGCAAGTGCTCATGCTAATCGACATTCTTCAGTTCATGGGCAAGCACGTCAATCAAATCGGATACTACATCGGCCTTGGACTTCGTAAGTTCGTTGATTGGATGAAAAGCGACGGGAACGGCATGATCATCGGCGCTTTTAAGTCGATGATCTTCGGTATTCTCGACATCCTAAAATGGGTCATGAACCCAATGAACCTCATCAACTTCGTCAAGGACGGAATATCGGCGTTTAAACATGGGTTTTACGGCGTTGATATGGGAGGTCCGTCAACATCTCCCGCCGATCGCTTGAAGGGCATGAAAAGGTCCAGAGTTCTTAATCACGGCGTTCTTGGAAACACAATGGGTCAGCCGTTGAGCATGCTCAATTCACCGTTACGTTCGCAGGCTGTTGGCCCGGTACAAGTCAACGTCAAAGTGGTCAACAACCACTGATGGGATTATCATGCTTCACGTTACCCATAATCACAAGACGCAGGATGGTGTCCTCATCGTGAACGTCGAGGTACACCAAACGCACTCTGCGACAGACATGGACGCATCGCATAAGCGCGCAGCGCTGGTAAAAGCGCGCAAGCACGCACAGTCCGTCGCTCAAGTGATGTCCTCGGACATCCGTACCACCGGTCGTGCAGCCGGCGGAACGATCAACGCCTGGGGCATGAGTAATTTCGAACTGGCGGGAGCCACGGGGTAAACGATGTCACAACAAGTCTTCTCGTTGGACGGTATCGTTTTCGGCGATCCAAACGATAAGACGGCAACGTTATTCGAAGTCCCTGAAGACTTCGAGTTTGGACTTGAGACCTGGGGGACCGTTCATAAGATCCCGCAGAACGATCTCTCGCAGCCGAAGATGATTATGCAGACCTTCGGTGTCTTTCCAAAGATCATGACCTGGGAGGGGCGGTTCCTCGGTCTAAAGGCCGACGATCGCGCGCGTCGCTTTGCCGCCTCGCAGATCAAACAAAGCGTCGTGACGTTCACCTTCGGACAGCGTTCGTGGGATGTCGTCATCATGAAGTTCTCGGAGAAGGTTCGTAGTCGGTACGACATCGGGTTTTCGATTGAGGTTCAGCCCTTATCCGAACGATCGGGCCGTGTGACGACGGCGACACTCCCCAAGACCGCAACGCAAGCACTCAAAGACACGTATGTTTCGATTCAAGTCTCGGCCCAGGATACTGCACTCTCGCAAGCGGCGTTTAATGCGATTAATCCGCTACCGAGTGTTATTCAGACGTATCAACCGGAAGCGAAGCAGCCAGTGTCTTCATTGCTCACTCTCGGGCAAACGATCTCCACGACCATTTCAACACTCCAAGCATTGCAGTCGTCGGTGTCAACTTCGCTTACCTCAGCCGATCAGAACAACTTCATTGCGATAGGTAAGGCGCTTGGCTATATCAGTTCGTACGGCGCAACGCTTCAGACGTTAACGGGCCAAGACGGGGGAGTCCAAGTCGCTCACCTTCCGGGTTCGAATCTCTTTGCTACAGCCGCAAATCAGTTAGGTGATTGGACTCGTTTTTCGGACCTGATGGCGGTCAACGTTATCGCTGACCCGTTCCTTCAGGTATCCTCGAAAGTCTCGCTCCCAAGGACGTAACAAATGCCGATCAGTGGTGGCTCCTCATACCAAGTTGCGGGGCAGTTCCTTATGGGTGGAGTCTCGTATCCCTGGTACGACTTCACGGTTGACATTAACGCATACTCAATGTCGTCAATGATTGAAGCGCACTTGCCGCTCTATCCACTCAACGGACTATTCAACGCAAATGCCGTTACCGATTTCTCGCAGATTCAGCAAGCGAATCGGACCATTCCGATCGAGGCACGACTTTCGTACGTCCAAGCCTCGTCAAACACCGCTCTCCCATTAGCGATTAACTTCACGCCGATGGAAACCGGACTGCTCGATGAATCCACCGTTGACTACGCGGCAAACGAAGTAACGATTAAGGGCAGAAGCCTCGCATCGCTCTTTCAAGACGATCGCGCTGGTGGTGATGTTAACGTGACCAAGGGGCTCTACGGGGCCGCACTCATAAATTACTTTTACTCGCAACAGTCAGCGAATCTAAACTCGGCGTATATCGCGCCGCAAAAGACGTATGCGGGTAAGGCGAACCTTGGCCTGTTTGCCTCAAAGTCGCAGCGGTTGTCCTCGAAGTGGGACTACATGACCGAGGCGGCGATCAACGACTCGTATATCCTCTACGTTCACAACGGCAATCTGTACTACGGACCACCCGCCGGAAACAGCGCCCCCACAGTCAATCTTGCTTGGGGAAAAGATATGCTCGAGTGTTCGGTCAACCACGCATCACGTCGAACGCACGCAATTAAGGTCTCAATGGCGTACTCGCATGGCTTCGGCAAGAATCACGGCGTCATCACGTACGCCGGACCAGCAGGCGGTGGTGGCGGAGGTTCCGTCGATGCGGAGACATTTCGCTTTGTTGCGGATCAAACGATGGATGCCGCCGCAGCGAGAAATAAGGCCGTTTCGATTTACAACGACCTTGTAAAAAAAGAGTTCATCGTGAATATCAAAGTCGTTCCCGATGCGAATCTGATTAACGTCATTTCGCAGTACGGTGCAAACTTTCTGGTAAATATCGAAGGCCTCATACCCTCGCAGTCAATTCTGTACCACGTCAAGAGCGTTCGCTTGACCGTGATGGGCGGAGAGAGTCCTTCGGTCATTGTTGATATGGCGCTTGAGAATCACCCAGCAATCGTTGGCGTGAGTGGATACGTTTAATGCACATTCGAGAATTTCAAGAGCGCATGGCACTGCGCGCGCAGCGGGCGAACACGATTCCGCTCGCGGGACTTATCACTGAACTGAAGTCCTACAACCCCGTGAACAACACCGTCACCGTGACCTACTACGGCAATGGGGACGCGCAAGAACTCGGTCCGATGCAATACCTCACACCATTCGCTGGTGCCGGGTACGGTGACCAATCGTTTCCCGAGGTCGGGACGCAGATTTTCGTATTTAACGTCTCAGCCGAAAGCAAGGACGTATATGTCGCGCTCGGCCAATTCTTTAATGCGATAGAACAGCCGCCATCCAGCACGCTCGTCGCGGGCGAGAAGCAGATGCAGAACAAAGCGGGCGCGCTCATAAAATGGGCGCAAGACGGCTCGGTTTCGATCGGTAGTTCGACGACGCTCGACTCGGTGAACGATGCGATTGTGCGCGTTCGCGACCTCGTCCCTCTCATCACCGCCTTAAATGCCGCAGTAACGGTTTTCAACGCTCACATCCATACCGGGGTCTCTACGGGCGCAGGCGTGAGCGGAGCACCGAGCACGACGCAAACCACATACACCAATGTATCGGGCGCTACAAAGGCAAGGGCGGGAAGTTAATTGAGTGATGTAGCGATGGACTGGCCTAGTGATGGCACGGCGAACGGTGACTTCGGCGTTTCTTCAGACGGTGACTTACTCGTAGCCGACGGCGATACCGAAGTCCGCCAACGTGTCACGCGGCGGCTCTTATCGAATAATCGATCAACTGCGGCCGATGGCTCGATACTCTTTTGCGATTTGATTTTCGATCCGTCGTATGGCGTTGGTTTACGTCGCTTCGTCGGGGCCGCTTCTAATTCACCAACTGCCGAAGCGATCAAAAACAGTTGTAAGGCGGGCGTCATTGCCGAGGACACGGTCTCCTCGAATCCCCCGCCGCAGGTCGTCGTGCAAGCCTTCCCCGGTGCCCTTGCAGTCCAGGTCACGTATACGAGCGCCATCTCCGGCCGCACGATCGCGACCCCACGTATTACCCTCGGAAGTTAGGAGTTCGCCTTGCCGCTTAATATCTTGCCGCCGGCGACGATCATTTCGAATATCCAGAATGCGATTTCGGCGCAGACGACGCGCGTTAAGAACTTCTCGTCAGGGTCGGTCCTTGGTGCCCTTGCCTCGTCGTTCGGCGCGCAGGTGGTTTACCTTCAACAGTTAGCACAGACCATTGTAAATCTCACGCGTGCTGCGACTTCAACCGGCGCGGACCTCACCTCGTTTGTCGCGGACTACTACCTGAACCCGACTCGCGTTCTAGCCGTCGCTCCGACCGGTCCCGTCACGTTCACGAAGAACCAAACGCCTCCGAATAACACCGTGATTCCGGTCAACACAATCGTTCAGAACCGACCGATGGCTCCCGCATCCCCCGTCCAGTATACGGTCATCGCTGATACAACAAACGCGAATTACAACGCGACCCTGGGCGGCTACGTCTATCCCAACGGTACGAGCACGGTTACAGCCACGGTGCAGGCCGTCGTCGCAGGGACAAGTTCGAACCTCCTCGCGGGTCAGTTGAACACAATAGCGACTCAGGGCGTGTCTGCGGACTCCGTTACCAATTCGACCGACATCACGAATGGGTTCAATCAAGAATCCGATACGGCGCTTCGGGTGCGGTTTCAGTTGTATGTATCCGGCCTTGCGAAGTGCACGACGAACGCAATCGGTGCGGCGATTCTAGCGGTTCAGGGCGGTATCACCTACCAGCTTAACGACCAGTTGAACGTGTCGGGTGTTTCGACGCCTTCGACGTTTACGGTTGTGGTGGATGATGGGTCGGGTGCTATTTCAGCCAAGGCCCTCGCCACGGTGACCGCAGCCGTTCTTCCGGTTCACGCTGCGGGGATCTCGTTTAATATCATCGCTCCGACGAACGTCACGATGACGGTTTCGGTCGCAGGAACGGTCATCGCACCGGGGTTTAATTCAGCTACCGTGCGTGCCGCGATTCAGACCGCGCTCATTTCGTACGTGAACACCAATGGTGTCGGCGGGTACAATACGCAGACCGGGCTCTCGTCCAACAAATTGACCTTTGCTGGCGTAGCCGCAGTCGTCGGTACGTTCGTCGGCACGGCATCGACGCAAGGTCTGTCGTCCTATTCTTCGGTCACGTTGAACGGTGGCACGGCAGACGTTGCTCTTTCGAATTATCAGATTGGCCGCACGTCGAGCGGTTCGGTCAGCGTGACCTAATGGCGACATTCGATGGAGAAGACTGGGGCGTTCGAATCCGATCGCTCTTCCCGAACCCCTGGACGAGTACGGCAGCGAATACCAATACCGGAAACCCGCAAACGAGCGGGATTTTTTATGCCCTCACGCGAGGTGCGGGCGACAATCTCGCCACGGCCTATCAGCAGATGCAGTACGTGAAGAATCAAACGCGCTTGGCGTCGGCGACCGAAATCAACATCGACAACGCTTCGATCGATTTATTCGGCTCGCTCCAACCGCGGCAACCACTTGAATCGGATCTCAACTTCGCGACACGTATGCGGCAGACGCTAATCGCTCCGCTCGGAACGGTGCAAGGCATCCAGCAAGTCGTGGCCTCGTACATCGGCTATAATCCTGGTGCTTTACAGGGCTCGATTTACCAACTGTTCGGGCTTGATACCTCAGGTGGTTTGGAGACGTTCGGTGGGCTTGACGGCTTTAACGCGCAGTCGGTCATTCTCCCCAAGGTCTACGTTTTCGACCAGATGACGGACCCGGTACTCGCTGCAAAGCTCAACATCGTTCCGCCTCAATTCTGCGTGCTCTTGCTTTACAACGCAGGCAACGCTCCGGGCTTGTACGCTGGCCGCTCTTATGCTGGCCGCGACTACATGGTGAACGCAAAACTGCGCCTTGGGCCACCGCTTACGTCGGCTTTAGCGACACTCGTCAACGCCTCGAAAGTGCCCGGCTCGACCGCAATTTACGGAAGCAATTACTCTTAGTGTGTGAGGTTCAATGCCTAATCAAATCAGCCTGACACAGTGGGTGGATGGCGTCCAAGTTACGGCACCCGATCTCGTTCAAGGTAACCAATCCACGCGAGACCTCGTGGCGCTTGCGCTTCAGCTCGTGCTGGGAAATGTGAACGGCGTTCTCCCGCCTGCTGGCAACGGCTACGTTCCGCTCAATATCGTTCCCTCAACTTCCACGCTTTCGGTGACGATCGGTGGTCCGGGTCAAGCGGTCATCGCGCAGAATCGACTGATTGATACGTGCGGTGCGTTCACGCAAAACCTCACACCCAATGCCACGGGTGCGACGCGCCTCGACCTCATCGCGCTTCAGTATACACAGTCGCAGATAAATCCTCAGACGCGGAACTTCGAATCAACGGCTCTAGCGATTACAACGGGTACGCTCTATCAAACAAGCGAGTCGCTTACCTATAACTACGTCGTTGGAACCTCACCAACCGCTGTCCCCGCACCGCCTGCGGGGTCTATCGGTTTCGCGACGATTGCCGTACCGAATGGTGCCACTGCGGTCACGTCCGCTTCGATAAGCTACCTCTTCCCGAGTGTCGCTTCCATCATTCAGCAGTTGACTGGCGCGGTTCTTTCGCTGAACGGTGCGGGCGGAGCGATTACCATCACCGGGACGGGTATTTCGGTATCAACCGCTGGCGGTGTCATCACGCTAACGAATACGGGCGTCACAACGCTCGGAACCGCGTCCGGTACGGTTGCTCTCAATGCGGGAGCGGGTATTTCTACTGCGACCACGGCGAATAGCGCAACGATTACAAACACGGGCGTTGTCTCGTTCGCTGGTCAGACCGGCTCGTTATCCCTCACAACCGGATCGGGAATCGGTCTTGCACAGCCGAATACGACGACGACGCAAATATCGAATACGGGCGTGCTCTCAGTCAACGGACTTACGCAGACCGTCACGTTTGCAGCGGGCGCGAACGTCACCCTAACGCCCGCTGGTAATACAATCACGATCGCATCGTCAGCGACGGGTATCCAAGGTATCCAAGGCATACCCGGAAACAACGGCGGTGCGGGTATTCAAGGAATTCCGGGCATCCCCGGACCTGCAGGCGGTATTGGGTCGGCGTATCTTGCGACCGCACGCATCCCGCTCGGGGCCTTGAGCGCGGTCACCGTTACGCTTCCGACATTACCAAGCGGAAACTATTCGCTCGTCTCTCGCGTTCGCGTTTCGCTTTCAACCTCAAATCAAACACTAACGCTAACTGGGTCGTCGGGAACATTCGAATCCGCTCAAAGTGGTACGAACGGTGCCGGGCCTCACGCGCTTTGCGAAATCCTCGGGACCGCGATCGGGAGCCAGTCCCCCTCAGTCCAGTTGACGTTCATCGGTTCGGGCTATTCCGTTTCCAACGCCGGAACACTTGAACTTCTCGCCGTCCGTACATCGTAGGAGCCTCGTTTGAAAAAGATCATCGCCGCACTTGTTGCGGTTTTTTTGTGCGCGCAGCCAGCACTTGCCACGAACCGCACAACTGCGTATTACGGACTGCAGTTCCCTAGTAGTTGGGTGAATCAGAACAATCGCTTCATCAGGCTCGGGCTCGGACAGTTTATCTACGACGCGCTGGGTTCAACCACGGGCGTTTATTCGAACCTGTCCATCAGTGGAGCGGGCGGCTTATACATTGCCGTAGGTCCTACCACCGCTAACACGATGGGCTCGGTCTATCAGTTTTTGCAGGACGACTCAAGCCCGTTGGGCGGCATTATCGGTACGGGCGGTCCTACGGCACTCCCGGCGGACCCGACCCAGATCATGGTTCAAGGCACGTTGCAGGCAAACACTGCGAGCATTGGTCCGCTTGCGGCTCCCGGTACGGGCGGGCAGTCGATTAACTATCTCATCGAGTGTCAAGTGAACACCGTCGATACGACTTCGCAGACGGTGAACACCGTTACTCCGGCGGGCGCTGTTTCATCGACCACGGCCAACCGCGACCGAGTGGATCAAGTTGTCTGCCAGTCGAAGGCGGGTTCAGCGGCTACGAGCGGTTCGCAGTTGACCCCGTCGACGGATGTCGGCTACATCGGCGTCGGCTATGTGACAGTGGCGAACGGCCAGTCAAGTATCTCTGGTGGTAACGTCACGGCGCTCCCGGCCTTCGCGGGTTTCTCGCGATCTGGCGGCGCCGGTGGCTTTGCGGTCATCACGGGGACGAACACGTTCAACGGCGTCAATACGTTCACGGCGGGCCCTAATCAAGTGCCATTTACCGTCTCTGCAGCGAGCCCGCAAAACGTCGATCTGTTCGATGTCTACAACAACGGTTCAACCACGAAGTACTTCTGGGTTGACAGTGCGGGCGTAAGCCACTTCAACACGGCGGTCACAGGCACTGCGGGTGGTCTCTTCGGTGGCCTTGCATCAGCAGGCGCAAACCAAGTTTTCATCGGTAGCGGCGGCGGCAACACCTCCTTCCGGAGCGGAACAGGCGGATACGTCTTTCAAGACGCTACTGGCGTAACGAATTGGGCCACAATTGGATCGACGAACACATCGTTGATTGGTTCGCTGACGATGGCTGGAACGTTGACGATCGGTGGCGCGCTTACAGGCGCAACGACGGGCACGTTTTCAAGCGGTATTTCTTCGACGGCGCTAACTCTTACCGGCGGTTCAACGAGCCCCGCCATTCAACAGGACGCAGGCGCAAACACCGGTGTAAATTTCACGCTGCCTGCCGCAGCGCCGTCTTTTGGATATAGGTTTTTCGCTAACGGCACGGGTACGCAACTCGCACAAATTAATACGACGGGATTCACTTCTCCCGGATATATTGCGGCGGGCCCATCTTTACCGTCCATCGTTGTCGGCGACATTTCGGGTTCTCGGTCAACGACTACAGGTGCGCTTCAGCTTGGTGGTGCGACCTCGCAAGCGACGCTGGATTGGAATGTCATCAAGGCGGGAGCAGCGTCGCTCTCAACGCCGTTTTCGCTTACAAATGCTTTTGCGACTACAACCGCGATAAACTTCGCCGGTGATATAACGAACGCGGGACAAACACCCACGACACCGTGGATTGCAAACGACGCTGGAACAGTGAAAGGCTTTAATTTTAATGTTCCAACCGCCTCGACGTTCGGGTTCCGGTTTCTCACGAATAACGCAACGGTCGTAGCGCAGATTGACGCCTCGGGAAACGAAACCGCGACAACGTTTAACGTTTCATCCCGCCGCGAGTGGAAGAAAAACATCACCGAAGTCAATGACGCGATTTCAACGATCATGGAACCCGGCATGCGCGTCTTCGAATGGTGCTACAACGGGAAGGGCCGCACGATCAACGAGCAATGCAAGATCGGCGAACACAAGCATATTGGCCCGATGGCAAACCAAGCTCCAGAAATCATCGCAGGTCATAAGCACGACCATATTGACCAAGGTGGGCTTACGGGACTTACGCTGGCCTCTGTGCAGCAGCTCGTCGATGAGGTGCATGCTTTACGCGCGCGTGTACAATTTCTTGAAAACGAGCGCCAAGGAGTCTCCCAATGATTCGTAAGCTGCTCTTGACAGCTCTTTTTGTCTTCGCACTCGTTCGTCCAGCGCTTGCGACACCCGGAGCAAATCAACTCGTTTCGTGGACCGATCTATGCGCGGCAGTTACCGGCGCGACATTCGCATGGTCAGCTGGCACGCCAGCAGCCTGCACGGGAACGCCGAACAAGATCGTCATCATGTCGGATTTCACGGGAAA